ATTTCAGTTAGCCCTAAATCTTCTATGATATTTTCATTATATTCTAATTCTTTCATAATAGTTTTTTAGCTTGTTGCCATTCATTTAATTGTGAGTGTATCTTTCCCATTGTTTTAGGTTTATTCCAATCCTTATCATTTTTTTTCCATCTTGCTAATCTTCTTTTAATATCAAAAGTGCTTTGCATTTCAAACTTCATTTTTGTGTTAGACTTATTTGTTTCAGTCCAATAATCTGTAAACGACTTTTTGATACTAATATCATAATCTAATAAAGAAACATCATTTAAAAATTTTTGTTCTCTTATATATATATTATTACTTGTATTATTAATACTTGTATTATTATCTTTAACAATTTTGTTAATAGGGATCACAACATCTTTATTTATACCCCCCCCACATAATTGTAAATACCTCTTATCAATTTCTTTAGTACCATTTTTGTAAATTATTTTTCTATTTATAAACCCATACTTAACTAAACTACTAATCCATCTGCTTATTGTTACTGTTGAAACTTCATAAAGATTTGAAAAGTATTTATTACTCGCCCAACACATATTTTCTTTCCTAGACAAAGCAGTTATTTCTGCATAGAGCAATTTAGCATTAGGTGTTAAGTCTTTACTATATCTTACCTCAGCAGGAATAATAGCATAGTAATTGGGTTTTGTCATATAATCTCTAAGTTATAGTTGCAATCTGTCATCACAAACTTACACTTTTCTAGTTGATTATAGAAGTCTTTATAAGAAACTTTAATATCCACTTCCAATCTTCCTGATGTAACTCTAATTGTAGTTTGATGTTTCTCACTACTTTCAACGCCATTATCTCTTAAATATGATTCTAATTGTCCTTCATCTACAAAAGTTCTTTTAGCACCTTGTAGATTGCTATAAGCATTATAGACTTGATTAAAAATTTCACGATATTTAGGGAATGACCTATAATTAGATTCGTGCATTTTCTCATAGTGATAAATTAAACTTCTATCTCTTTTAAGTTCTTTAGCTATTGTTGTTCTATGAGTTTCATCTATCATCCTAGCAACTATACTTGCAACGGCTCTAGGCACTTGATATTTTTGCTCTCGGCTTTTATAAGCAAGAGAACCCTTTCTCAACCCTACTAAATTTGTAGTAAGATCACATAAGATTTTAAAATTAATTGCATCTATCATCTTAAAACGGCATATCTGTATCACCATTCAACATATTATCTTTATTGTCTAGCAAATTTACTTCAGGGTTGTCTGTTTGGTTTGTAAAGTGGTAGCCATCTATATTGTGATAGTATTTACCTTTATATTCTCTTGAATAAACATTACACATAATAGCTACTGTCATTCCCTTTTGTAACATATTCATTTTGTTTACTTTATCTCCGAAAGCACTAACTGCAATCAAGTTATTAAATTCACCACCTGTATCAATTATAACTGTTTGCTTTTGCCATTCTTTTCCTGCTTTACTTGTTCCTGTTTCAAGATCAAGTTTCTTAACTAATTTACCTGTTACTTCCATTTTTATTTATTTATTGATTATTATTTTTTTTAAAATCTTCACTTTCATCTTCACCAAATACGCCTAGTTCATAGAACCCTGTTAGCTTTAATACAGCCCTTGACATGGCTCTTTTCTCAGCCATTTCCATCACATACCAAGTATTACAATTTCCATCTTTAAACCCACCCTTTAGAGCTGATCCAAATGTTTGTATAGATGCCTCTCCTTTTAAAGCATTAGCTTTTACTACACAAAAATCTCTTTCACAGTTTATAACTTCATAGTCAATAATTATATTCTCTATTGCTTGGATCTTATCTATGCCTGATCTTGTGATGATTACATAGTGCTGATGTTTAAATACATCATCTTTATCTAAGCCGTAATGATGGTATTTTTCTTTAATCTTTTCTGTTTTCATTTTGTTTTTATGTATTTGTTTAATTGTTCTTTTATGTATTCTAAGTGTTCTGTATCTATCCATTCTAAAAAATTATAGCTATCAAAACAGATTTGAAAGTCTTTCCCAAATTCATCTGTTCCTCTTAAATAAACTTCATTTTCGTGGGCTTGGAATGTATTAATATCATTCATTCTTTTGTGTATCAGATCATCTTCCTGTTCAAGCTCAGGCATTTCCATAAGTTTATCTTCTAATTCTTTTTTTGTTGGTTCTAAAGGTATTGGTATCATTATATTATATTTATTATTAGTGCTTTGTTTTTATATTGTTTTTTGTATTCTTTTAATTTGTCTTTATCCTCAAAGTCATGTCCTTCATTTAAGTTAAGACCTGAAGCTTCACAATAGTCATCAAGTGCTTTGTCTATTTGTTTTCTAGTTCCAAAGATTCTTATTGCTTGACTGTAATCTTGTATATCACTTTCATAACAACTAAATTCTTCATTCCACTTAGATGTTGTTTTAAATTCTCCATTAGGATAAAAATAGTACGAATCGCATTCTAGTATCATAATTAGTAGTTTAAATGTAAATGTAATAAAAAAGATCCTAAAGCTAAAGCAATTAAACCAAAGCAACACAAAAAGAATTTAATTTGACTTATTTCATTAGTTTCATCATCAATAGAATAATCATCACCTAAGTTGATGTATTCTCCCTTAGCATTTTTAGAGTAAAAAAAATCTGCTGCCCCTTTACCACTCAGGTTAAAGCTATGACCTGTTTTTTTGTTTGTAATTTTCATTTTCATATATATTGATTATTATGGCACAAAAGTAATAAAATAAAATGATATAAACAGAATTATTTACAAAGTTATTAACAGTTTAAGTGTTAATAGTGTTTTGACTAGATAAGCGACTTTAGGTGCTGTCTAGTATATAGGGGTCAAAAAAGCGTGAAAGTGCCTAAAACGGCTGAGGGGGGGGGTTATAAATCCATTAAAAGGTTGATTGGTAGTGTGCCATTGTTTAAAACTACTGCACAGCCGATTGCTTGTCTTTTGAAATTTCTAGCATAAGCTGCTGCATAAGTGTCAGCATCTACACCACAGCCGACCTGCATTCCAAAAATTCTATACCTTTTCCCTACGAACCACTTACAATATGCCTCAGTATGTGTATGTCCGCAAATGCTTGACATTAGATTATTTTTTGCTTTACTCTGTGCCTGACCTCCCTCTCCATGCTCGTAAAGGACATCATCATATACTACTGATTCTACCCAATTCCAATTTGGAGTTCCTAAGACTTCATTGTAAGACTTGATCCAAGCGGCAGGAATTCCTCCTGTCATTGCTTTCCTTGCTGCCATCCTATCATGGTTTCCTATACATACATCAGCTTCAGGGAATGCTTTATACCACTCAGCTACTTTAACAATACTTTTTTCAAGTTCTAGTCCTGCTGAATCACCATTTACATCTGGCTCATGATATGAGAAAGCGTGGTTATCTAAAATGTCGCCAATGAATATAACTTGATTACAATTGTAGGTTTCGTACTGCTCTATGCAAAATTCTAAATAACCATCTAAACAAAAGGGTTCATGCAAGTCCCCGATAACTAGGATGTTCCTAGCTTCGGTTTCTCGCATTTTTTTAAGTGCCACCATTTCATGTGGCTTTAATCTGAATCTATTATTTTGCACTATCAGCAATACCTTGACCTACTACTAAAGTAAGACAGGCATAAAATAGATTAGATGCAGTTGTTTCATCAACTCCTAAATAGCTTACTATTAAAGGAATTACAATACTACTTACTGCATACCAAAACTTCTTTGATTTTAACATTTGTCCGATTAGAAAATTTTTCATTGTTATTTATTTTTGATTAGTAAATTTATTTTAATTGTATAGCCAAAAAACATCTTGGTCTTTCTTGTTATCAACATCACAATGTATAAAAGTCTTTCCAATACCAATTCTAGTAATCCCAACTTCCATAAGTGCTTTTATCATTAATGCTCTATCCCCACTATTGTTGCAATGGATGTCAGCCGCGAATCCAAATTTATGTGATGAACCCCAACGACCCCCAACTTTGAGATTCCATTTTTCTGATCTGTAACCTGAGTTTATTTTAAAAGGAATACCTGCATTGCCACGAGCATAGTCAAGTTTTTCAAGAAAGTTTTTATCCATTTTTGAGCCAGAACCTACCTCATCTGGACTATCAAATTCTTCTAGTTTAAAGTATTTAAGGTTTATTGCACTCAAATTAGAGGTAATAGGTTTTATAGATTTTACATCCCTTGACTTCTTGAATAAACTCCTTACGAACTTCAGAAGCTTTTTCATCTTTTTTATGATATTTAGGATTGGTGCTATTGAGCTTTGTTTTTTTCATAAATAAAAAATTTATATACAGTAAATACTATTGCAAGTGTTAGAGAAACAAAAGTTAAAACCTCGTTGCAATCTGTTATGCTGAATCCAATAGCTGATCCGTTAGCTATCCCTACTTGTATTGTATCTCTTAGATGTGTCATTTTTATTTATTTTGGGCTTAGTTTCCAAGTAGGATTTCAGCTTAGTTATGTTTATTGTTTTTGGTTTATAATGTTTCTTCATTAATTTCCTGATGCTGTTAAGAAGTTCCTTAATGTAAGCTTAGTACCCTGTCTAGGTGTTTCAAGGTTCATGCCGTTATAATAGTTTTCCGTTGATGGATTAACATCAGCACCTGTGTTAGTTGAATAAGCAGGGAAACTAGCTGTATTGTTTCTTACATACTCAATTAGGCGTTCCCGATAATATGAAGCAGTGTTTAATATTTCTTCTCTTAAATGTTGAGCTTCTTCCGTTGATAAAGCCGTTCCCGTTTCTGAGGTCTTTGAGTAAATGTTTCCATTCTCAAATTTGAATCTTAAGTACGGAATAGCCATATACACGCTATATCCAGGCAAACAGTCCCCAATATAATCATCTACTAAAGTCTTATCTGCACCTGCTAAAGTTCCTGCTATTATTTCATTTTTCAAATGAGTGGTTAGGTCAGTCCCTAGTGCTGTTTCAATATGAATTTTCTGTGCCTCTCTTACAAATGGGAGTAAAATAGAATTGTCTATATTAAGATTCAAAGCTGTTGAATCCTTTAGTTTTTCTTCTGATATAAAAAGTACATAGCTCATAATTATCTTGGTTTATAATATCCTCTGTTCTTCATTGTTCTAGGTGCTTGTGCTACTTTCTTGTTGTTAGGTTCAGGATAAAAACCTTGACTTCTAGCTTTAGCAGTAGAAATTAATTTACCATATTTTGTGATGTCTTTTTCATTGTAAGCATCTTCTAATTCCATCACCCAAATTTTTCTGATGAACCGATGAAAACACTGTGGACCGCCCTTATATTTCCAGATTGAGTAGGTATTTGCACCACCAATCCCAAAGCCAGGATTAACAGACTTATCATCTAATGCTACTAAATCAGATTTTTTATATAGTTTCTTAGCACCCATCATTTTTCTACAAAATTTTCTTTTAGTTCCTGACTTATTTGTAAGTGCAGGATCTCTATCGTATTTATATCTTACTTTAAAAAACTTGCTGACTTTATTACTCCACCCATCTTGGTCATCTAATCCATCTCTATCTGCTTTAGGCACTCTTGCAAGTTCTACTTTGTGTATCTCGTTTAACTCATCTTCAAAATCAAAATCTTCATGTTCATCTTCTACCATTTCTTCATCT